TTATGATAAAACCGCAATGCAATCATATATCAATAAGTTGAATTTGGTTGCTAAGAAATATGGATTTAAAGTATTAGGAAGTGTTGATACTAAATTCAAAACTCGCCCAAATCTTTCAAAACCATTGGGCGAAAAAGTTACATTGTATCCTCAAGGAAACCCAGTAACCAAGAGTTTGAAAGATTGGTTGACTAATGTAACTATTCAAACACCCTTGATTACCCGCGAACAATTTCAGAAAGCAGCTGCGAGTAAAAATATTACGCGAGATTTTGAGGGTCAAGACATAGACAAGATAGTTAATGATAGTATTGTTTATATTACTACAATCAAGTTGGGCGATGAAATTCTCAAGAATGCTACTAGTGAAATTGGTGATCTAGAAAAACATGAAGGCATTGTTGTAAGAGATCCAAGTATTCATAGTAGTCCATTTAAAATAACTGGTAGTTTCATTATTAGGGGACTACAAAGTGGTTTTGGTAAATAAAAAAAATAAGTATTGGTTATGAAAAGAGCATCAGGTAAAAGCAATTTATGTATTTTTAATTTTTTATATTATATATATTCTATATGAATGAACGGTCTATATCCAATACCGGAATATATAGTATAAGAAATATTATTACCAATGATTGTTACATCGGCAGTTCAGCATACACATTTAGGAAACGATGGAATACTCATAAACATCAGTTAAAAAATAATAAACATCATTCTATTATTCTTCAAAGAGCGTGGAATAAATACGGAGAAGACAGTTTTAAATTTGAAATTATAGAATACTGTGAACCATCTAAATGTTTAATAAAAGAACAATATTATTTAGACAATTTAAAGCCAAAGTATAATATTCATCCTAATGCGGAAAGTCCTTTGGGAAGAAAACTTAACCCGGAAGATTGTAAAAAAATATCAGATAGAACAAGTGGTGAAAAAAATCCATTTTTCGGAAAACATCACACGGAAGAAACTAAAAAATTACTCTCAGAAAAATTAAAAGGAAAAAATAAAGGAAAATTTTTGGCAGAAAAAAATCCAATGTATAGAAAAACCCATTCCGATGAAAATAAAAAATTAATGTCTATAGCTAGTAATCAATTTTGGAATAGTGAAATGGGAATAAAATTAAAAGAAATTAAATCAAAAGAAAAATTGGGAAAAAGTAATCAATTTGCAAAAAAAGGAACAGACCATCCCAAATTCATATCTACAACATATCGGTTTTTTAATAAACAATTAAATGAAGAATTTACAGGAACTATGTTTGATTTTAGAAAAAAATATAAATTGTGTTCAGATGTTTACTATCTATTAGACGGTAAGAAGAAAAAATATCAACAATATAAAGGATGGACTATAAGTTATGAGAAGTAATACCGGAAAAAACATAAAACCAAAAACAGGTAAATCTAATTTAGATATAGTACAAAGTTATTTAAAGGGGGAAAGAGCATTCGTGCAAGTTGGTTATGATCCCAACTTAGAAAATAGTAAAAGAAAAGAAGGTGATGAGTGGGAGGATAATCAAGGTCGTAAGTGGGTTTGGAAAAACGGAAGCAAACGCCGTGTTCCAAAAAAGATTATAATTGACAATAAGCAAATTTGTAAACAATGTAGTGCCGACGTTCGTTGGGGCAACTATTTGGATTCACAAGTATGGCCAAAAACTCACTTATGTTATGAATGTTTTATCATCAACGAAACCAAGATGAAGATTGATGGCACTTGGGAATATTTTGACAAAATTCGTGATTTCAAGAATGAAAAATCAGCATTGTCTGAGTATAAAAGAAAGTTTGATGAGACCCTAAAGTGGTGTGAAGAAAATAAAGGTAAACCATTTGAGTTCATAAATGAAGATGGTTCAATCGAAAAGTGGGAAGATGAGACTGGACTTGAAAAAATCAAACAAGATGTATCAAAAGATCTTGAGTATATAAATGCTAGATTGTCTGAGATAGACGGTTTTATTAACAATCTAGAAAAAGAATATGAGTCAGCCAAATCTAAGAGAAATAATAAAACAGGAGTATAAAAAGTGTCTTGAAAATCCTACATACTTTATGAAGAAGTATGTGAAGATTCAACACCCCGTCAAGGGAACCTGTAATTTCAATCTGTATCCATTTCAAGAAAATGCGTTGCAGGATATGGTCGATCATAACCTCAACATCATTCTTAAAAGTCGTCAGATGGGTATTACTACATTGACAGCAGCATATAGTCTATGGTTGATGGCTTTTCATACTGATAAAAACATTCTTTGTATTAGTATTACACAAGAAACCGCAAAAGAAATCGTTACTAAAGTACGTTTTGCCAATGACAATTTACCAAGTTGGTTAAAGGTTCCTTGTATCGAAGATAATCGACTATCACTTCGTTTAAAGAACGGTTCTCAAATTAAAGCGGTATCATCTGCTGGTACCGCCGGTCGTTCATCTGCATTATCATTACTAATTGTTGATGAATGTTTGGGCGACAACACAACTATTGATATTCGTAATAAGAAAACCGGTGAAATACGAAAAATAAATATTTCCGATTTATTTAATAATAATGAATATACTTGATATTTATTAATAGGATTGGAAAAATATGAAAAAACTAGATTTATCGGTTATATATAAAAATGGGAAAATAAAAGCCGGCGCATTATCGGATGAATGGTATTATTCAAATAATTTACAAAATCTGTTGAATGACATATATAACCATACTTTATTTTTAGATCCGCACAATGTTTCGTTGCGAGAACGGATATATTATATAGATAATAACATCAATACCATACAATTATGTCCATATTGTAATAAAAACAAACTTATATTTAAATCAAATAAAATTTGCTTTACGCAGATATGTGGATCTCCCAATTGTAAAAAAACTCTAACATCAATACGATCAAAAGAAATGCACCAAAAAATGAGTATTTATGTGAAGAATGAAAGATCCAAAAAAATATCTAATTATAATATAGGAAAAAAATTATCAGCTGAAACTAGATTAAAATTGAGTTTATCGCACATTGGCAAAAAGCAAACGGATGCTACTAAGAAAAAAAGGATAAATTCTCGAAAACAAAATAATCTTACTTGGCACAGTGATGAGGTAAAGAATAAAATTTCGAAAACTAATCGTGTGACTTGGAATTCTATCGAATACAAAAATAGGAGACATCTTATATATAATACAGAGTATAAAAATAAGCTGTCTAATATAATGAAAAAGAAAATATTAGATGGCAAGTTTACCCCATGTATTACAAATTCATGGACTAAATGGAAATCTTATGCAATATTCAATGGCAATATTAAAAAGTTTAGAAGTAATTGGGAGGCTGTTTTCTGGTTACTAAACACGGAGTGTCAGTATGAAAAAATAAGAATTCTGTATAAATTATTAAATGAAGATAAAATTTATATAGTTGATTTTTGTGATGATGTAAATAAAATATTATACGAAATAAAGCCACGTTCGGTATCAAACACTCCAAAAAATTTTGCAAAAATCAAATTTGCAACGAAATGGTGTGAAAAAAATGGATGGAAATATGTCATTATAAATGATGAGTGGTATAAAGAAAATGCAAAAAAAGTGGATTATTCATTAAACCCACAGTTAAAAAATTCAATGAAAAAATTTATATGAGTATTGATTATAAAGATATAAATGATTGGGAAGTATTGACGCCAAATGGATGGCAATCATTTAGTGGCATAAAAAAAGTAAATAAATCCACATATGTAAAATTTATATTTAAAAGCAAAAATATATTGATTTGTTCGATTGGTCATAAATTAAAAAGACATGACAATATTTTTATTGATACTCGCAAAATAAAAAGAGGAACGAGAATTATTAGTAAAAATAATAATATAGAAATAGTAGAAGAAAAAATAATAATAAATGATAATATTGAACTGTATGATTTAATTGAGGTAGATAATGGTCATGAATATTATTCAAACGACTTATTATCTTCAAATTGTGCGTTTATTGATGATATTGAAGAAATCTGGTTGTCTGCTCAATATACTTTGTCAACTGGTGGTAGAGCTATTTTATTATCAACCCCCAATGGTGTAGGTAATTTCTTTCATAAGACTTGGGTTGAAGCAGAAGCAAATCAAGCATCTGGCAAAAAAGGTTTTAATACAATACGATTACCGTGGCATTTACATCCAGAACGTGATCAAACTTGGAGAGATACACAAACAGAATTATCTGGCGTAAAAGGAGCAGCACAAGAATGTGATTGTGATTTTAGCACGTCTGGCAACCAAGTGGTAAGTGTAGACATACTTGAATTCTATAGACAAACTTATATCAAAGATCCAGTTGAACGTCGCGGAGCAAGTCAAGATTTATGGATATGGGAGAGACCCGATTATAGTAAAAACTACATAGTAACTGCCGACTGTGCTCGTGGCGATGGTGCTGACTACAGCGCATTTCATATATTTGATGTTGATACACTTACTCAAGTAGCAGAGTATAAAGGTCAATTGACTACTAAAGACTATGGTAATCTATTGGTGTCAATCGCGACCGAATATAACAATGCAATGCTTGTGGTGGAAAACAACAATATTGGTTGGGGAACACTACAACAAATAATTGACCGTGATTATCAAAACACTTTTTATAGCACACCCGATTTGAATGTGGTTGATGTTGAACACAATTATACAAACAAACTCAATTCTCAAGATAAAAAGTTGGTGCCTGGATTTACAACCACCAATAAGAATAGACCGTTGATGATCAGTAACATGGAATCTTGTTTCAGAGATAAATCGGTCACCATTAGGTCTATTAGACTATATGAGGAGCTAAATGTGTTTATTTGGAACGGACCCAAGGCTGAGGCTATGAAGAACTATAACGACGATTTGGTGATGGCATTGAGTATCGGATTGTGGATTCGTGGCACAGCATTGAAGTTAAGAAACGAACAAATAGCATATACACGAACTATGCTTGGTGGTATACAAAAAATCACAAATACAACGCCGGGCCCGGCATCACAATATAAAATTATTCAGTCCCCTCAGGAAACGTGGAAATTTGACACAGGTGCACCAGGAGGTCCAAGCTCAGGTAAAAAAGAATCACTAACTTGGTTGTTATAATACTTATATATAAGATAGCATATTATGGACGAAAAATCATTTCAAGAGTTAAAAAATAGGTCACTTTACGCTAGACTGAAAAGACTTTTCAGCAATGACGTAATTGTTCGTAATGTGGGTGGCAAAAAACTCAAGGTCATCGATACAGATGAAATTCAATATGCTACAGATCGTAATAGTTTAAGAGATCGTTTTAATCGTCTTAGAACTACCGCATATAATCAATATACCCGCGACTTCAATCTTAGCTATCAAAGTAGTCGTGTAGAACTATTTCGCGATTATGATTGCGTAGGTCCAGATACTATTATCCCACTGCCAGATGGCACAAGACCAACTATAGCTGAACTGGCAGAAAAATATAAAGATAAACCACAAGAACGTTTTTACGTGTTCTCTTACGACCACGAAACCGATTCTATCAAACTAGGAAAAGCATATCATCCAAGGAAAAAGAAAGGAAAGCGTCAGGGTTATAAAGTTACATTTGATAACGGCGAATTTGTCATAGCAAGCCTTAAACATCCGTTTATGATGCGTGATGGTAGCTATAAACGAACATTTGAATTACGTGTCGGAGATTCTGTTATGCCTTTTTATCAAAAAGAATACGGATATAATAAACACGGATTTAAAAGATATCGACGTTTGTATAATTTTTCAAAGGGATGGCAATCAGAACATAAAATTGTCGCTGAACAGTTTTATAGACCTCTTAAAAAGAATGAAGTAGTTCATCATTTGGATATAAAAGGTTCCAATAATTTGCCTGAGAATTTATTAATCTTGGATTGGAAAGAACACAAACGATATCACAGTGACTATAATAAAAATGTATTATGGGGTGAAAAAAATTATGAAAATCAACTCTTAAAACTAAAAAATCATCCCAATTATATCAATAGAAATATTCACCATTGGAACGGAGAACGTGCGGGGATAAATAATCCATTTTATGGAAAAACTCACTCAAACGAATCGAACCAGAAGCGTTCAACTACCTTGAAGAATGTCTTCACGAATAGAGATCAAACCGATGTCAAAAATCCAAAATATAGACACGATATAACGTTTGATAATGTAAAACAAAAAGCATATGAATATTACAAAGAATATTCAAAGATCAACTTATGTGACTTTATAGAACATATCAATTGTGATAATTCCACACTTCAAAACCGACTGAAAACAGAAGGTCACAATTGGAAATCGTTTAAACAAAACATCGAGTCCACGCTTAATCATAAAATCATATCCATTGAACAAATCGGTGAAGTTGATGTTTATGATGTAACTGTTGAAAAATATGAAAATTTCGCAACAGATAGTTGTTTCGTCTCAAACACAATGGATATGGATCCAATCATTGCATCTGCGTTGGATATTTACGCAGATGAATGTGTAACTAAAAATGAAATGGGTAAAATTTTGACGGTTCATACTAATGATATAAATATCAAACAAATCTTAGAAAATTTATTCTATGATATTCTCAATATTGAGTTTAACCTTTGGAGTTGGACTAGAAATCTTGTAAAATATGGAGATTTCTATTTAAAAATGTTTATTAGTCCTGAATATGGTGTATTCATGATTGAACCAATTAGTTCTTATAATGTTACCCGCGTCGAAAACAGTGATTTAGCAAATAAAAATTATGTTAAATTTCAAATTAATTTACCAGAAGGCGGTAAACTAGAAGAATTAGAAAATTATCAAATCGC